GTCATCAAGTGCTCTTTGAGTCTGTTCCAATCGCTCAATGGCACGCTGATAGTTGGCTCTGGCTGTGAAATATCCACTTGCGAGGCTGCCAACGCCATAGATGAACAACACACAAACAACACCAACAATAAGGCGCTGCATAGTAACCTTAGATTTAAGCGTTTCGAGGTATGTTTTACATTTCTCATACATATCTAGCCCCCTATTTAGTCCATATCGCTCCAGCGTGCTGCATAACCTCGTACATCTACATGTACAAAGTCTTGATAGTAATACTTACCTATTCCGTCGGCGCCGCATTCCTCGGCGATTTGAGCGAGATAATCTACATCTATGCCGTCATAGGTAATGTCAGCCGCCAAGCCTTGCGTATGATAAGAGTTAGGCACGCCGCCTACCTCCTCATTATGCTCTGGGCAACGATAACCGCTATTGATATATAACGGAACGCCCAAGCGCTCACGGATAGCGTCTAATAGGTCTATGAGTTTTTTATCGATGATATGATCTAGCACATTATGGCCATTTACATCCACCTCATGACGCTCACAATTACAAGAAAATTCGTAATCGTCGAAATATTCGCCAATTTTCATATATTCACCCCCAAGTTAAAAGGCTGCACCCTTGCGAATGCAGCCTATAAGTCATTATTTTTTTAAAATCGTATCAAGTTTAGAGTGTACCAAATCAAGTAGCCCAGCGATTGTACTGTTTCCGCCGTCCCTCATGTTCTCGAGGATACTTAAAAACTCAACCGAGCCAAGATATAGCCACACTAAATTTACAGCAAAGGCATAATTGCCAGCCATGAAATCAAAGCAATAAGCCCCAGCTGTTGCCATGCAATAAGTAAGTACTTTTGTTACGAATGGCTTTCTCATATGCTTAGAGTTAATTAAACCCTTCCCCCATGCGGCAGGAATAGCAATATATTTGGCATAGCCGCTTATATTCTCTGGGCTCGCCCCTAAATCAATAAGCATTTGATAACCAATCGCCGCCCAACGTGTGATAAGGTCTAGGAATACCAGTAAAATAAATATCCCTAGTACCTGCACATGTTTGAGGCCTAGCATGTATATGCCTACCTCTGCTATTACCGCAAGCAAGGCTTTCACAGCGAATGACTCCGTAAGAGTTCGCCATGCCTCGCATAGAAAATCTGTTATTACTCCCATGTGTTCCCCTTACTACAAATATTATAAATGCTCGCTTGCGTATGTTCCGCCGTTCCATTCCATATGCTCGAATAGTGTAACTCTTACGCTACGCTCTGCAGTTGTAATATTTACAGTGCCTTGATTTACGCTCGTATCTAATACGATGTTTTGAGGTTTTTTGATGATAAATGTTAAGCCGTTATATTTGTTGGCGGTTTCGCTATCATCGACTAAAGTTTTATTGATGTCGCTGTTAATTTCCAATACCTCAATATCTGCTTTAGTCCATTTACCCAACCAATTAAAGCCACTACCGTTATAATCGGCTAATTTCAATACTAATTTTTTACCAAATTTAGTGAACTTTGCACCTGTTGCGTCTGTGTAAGTATCATCTGCCTCTGTAGTTTCAAGGCCTTTAATGGAAATCACACCGATTTCTCTATCGGCTAAATCGTAGTAAGTGCAGTTAATATCATCTTGGCCGAATGCAGGAATTTGTACACGCATATTGTCAGATACAAACTCTTGTTTAGCACCGCCATTGATAGCCACTTTAAAATGAGGCTCGCCTTTGAGGTCTAGGAATGTTTGGCCTTGTACTGGTTGGAAATATTCAAGTTGTTTATAAGTAACTCGAATTGTATCACCTAAAAGCTCTACCAATTTAGCGAGTACTGTTTCAACGCTATTGTCAGCCAAGTATACATTTTTTTGTTTCAATAATTCAGCTGCACGCTCTGCACTTGCTGGCTCACCTTTAGGGCCTCTAAGGCCTTGCTCGCCCTTTTCGCCACGCTCACCACGTTGGCCGTCCCCGCCCTTTTCGCCTTTAGGGCCTCTCAAACCCTCGAATAAAGGTAAAATAGTGTCTTTATCGAATTTTAAAGTTAAAGTGTTATCTGCCATGATTGATCTCTCCCTTTTGATTAATGCATTGAAATATCTTGAATAAATGTAATTTTGCCATAGCCTAGCTTGATATGATCACTCTCATTATAAATAAAAGCGTCATATACAAAGTCTTTAGTCTGTAGCTGTTTTTTTGCTGATACATCGCCAGCGAGTGAGAATGTAACGCTCTTTTCTTCGACTGTTGCATTCAGCTCAAATATAACTGCCTCATTAGGCCTTTTTCGTATCTTGCATACGCCTGTATAGCCTGTGAGGTTTAAGTCGCTACCCTCTGGCACTTGATATGTAAAATTAAAATCATGTCCAGCGTGTAGCGTGAAATCGTGTTTTACCATAAGCCACCCCCTTTTATTGTCTAACATATGGTTTGCAACACTATTTTTTACCAATGACGAGAACATATAGTACGCCAAAGGAGATATGTTTATGATAGCCGTCATCGTCTCGATTGCTGAAATAACTATACCATATCGATTGGCAAACAGCCTCGCGACCATTTAGTCCAATGGTTGGCTTAGTATCTCGATATCCGCTCGATATATTAGACTGGGAATATATTGTGCAATCATCAATCCTTCGCCTATTAGCATTAGCCCATCTTTCTCGACCATCTCTAGTACCGCCTGTTACATCACTATAATCTTCTGTCATTTTATAACCAACAGGGATAAATGTACATTGTTGCTCTGTAAAGCCAGCAGGAATAGGGCAATAATCACCATGCTTAACGTTGTAAACCTGCACATCAATATTTTTAATCTTATAGCCAGATTGGAATATTGAGGCAGCGTCAATGCGTGAGCCTGTGATATTAGCACCCTTAATATTGCCGTTGCGATCTATCTCGAATGTGCCAGTACTATTTTTGAATGTGCCGCCTGTGATACTACCGCCTGTTAGGTTGCCAGTGTTTACTGTGATAGATGATAGGTTATCAACTTTTATGTTTCTGGCGTTCACGCTGTCAGCCTGCAGCATTTTGTTTGTGATAATATTATCATCAAATAATGCTTGCCCAGTAACATGCAAGAGCTTGCCGTCTATGCGTGTGCCTGCTGGCGTCAAGTTAATACGGCTTATAAGCTCTTTGCCGTCTAGCTTTCCGAGAGCGTTTGTTACTTTGAGCTCTATGCCGTTGGATATTTGAGTAATTTGTGAGTTTACATTACGATTTAAGTCATTAACTGTACGCTGAAATGCGTTCGCTTGGTCTATTAGCTTGCTATTAAAGCCGCTTACATCGCTCTTGACTGTGCCAACCTCTGATTTTAAGGCTTTAACAGCTTTATCCATATCGGATATGCCGAGGCTCTCCATGTCGAGTAGCTCTTTACTGATTTTAGCCTTAACAGCCACGCTTACCGCCTCAGTAGCAGGGCCCTCGCCGAATATGTCAACGTAAGCCACTTTTACATTGTAAACACCAGCCTCTAAAGGAATGGTTAAAGCGTTTGTAGTAGTGAAATATACCTTACTATCAACGTACACATTGGCGCCCTTACAGTTCGCAGGAATAGCCTCGAATGTAACGCCTATGCCATTGATATTAGCCGTTGCCTTTAGGTTTGTAGGCTGCTTAGGTTGCGGCACATTATAGGTTAATTCAGCAGGCGCTCCATACCCTTTGGCTGGGTTATGAGCGTACAAGTAGACTTTGCCAGTCCGATTTTGTAGCATGCCGCTGTATGTGGTGTTATTACTGCGGCCGATTAAGCCGTCATTTTGGCCAGCTCGTAAATCAAGCCTTAACTCGTAATAATCTACATCGGCATTTCTAACCTCGAGCCAGTTAAAATGCGCCATATCACTGAATGAAATGGAAAAGCCGAGAGGCTTATTCGGAATTTCACTCTTTAGCTCTACAGTAATACTCTTAGATACGCCCTGCGAGGTGTTTCCATGTGTATCTTTTACAACGGCTTTAACCTCGTAAGTGTGGCCTAACTCACAGCCGCTTATAATGACTTGCCCCTCACCTGCGCCGCCATATTTCCATGTACCACTAGGCTCTCTATACCAGATTTCCACAGTATCTAGGCTGTTAATATGTGGCACGTTAAACTCTGCCACCACATCGAACGATTTAACCCTATTAGTGATCTCGTAGTATTTAGTGTATAGCGTGAGGCCTGTAACCTCTGGAATAAAGTACGGTGTTAAGGTGTATTGATAAGCCTGTACCTCGTCGAGCCCTTGCTCGTTGCTGCCGAATAAGTTCATAGAGGTAAATTTGAGGTGTATTGTTTTCCCTATATCCTCTTTTCTGTATGGGTATCTAAAGAGTGCCTCATCTACACGTACAAACCTCTCGCCAGCACTATGACTTATTGCATTGGTGCCATATTGCCCTCGCACAAGACCGCTCAATGTATACCAGTTATCTTGGTGCATTTCTGCGCCCTCATAACTGAAAGCCTCGCCATTTACCCAACAAAGCGTATTCGCTCGCTCGGCGTCTATATGAGTGCCGCCTTTAAGCATGCCTTGATTAAGAGTAATGTTGCATAGGTTGCCTGTTTGATTAAAACCATATTTAACACGTCCCATGCGAGCCTGTTGCGTGATTGAGCCTATACGGCTGTAATTTTGGCCATTATCAGATAACCATACAGAGCAACCACCCCAACCACTCGGAGCATTAACGCCTATAAATACTTGATTTCCGCCTACATCGCCAACGGTCTGAAATATAGCCACATCGTTGACGCTTGGCGCCTCTTGGTTGTAATCAATGAAAGGCCGCTCGTTCTCGTGCACATCATAGCGAGCTGGTGCATAAGTGCCTGCAGGCTTGCCCTCGGCTGTAAATTCGAGTTGTCCGTCGGCTGCCTCGTTTACGGCTGTAATAACTACAATCTGCTTATTTAATTGGCAGGCCTCATCGGTAAGCGTTACTAAATCACCTACCTCGAGCGTACAGAACGCCCAATCAAGCCTAAATGTGTATTGAGTCTTAGCATATAGGCGTTTCATAGCCAACTGTTCAGCGTAGTATTGAGCCCTAGCCTTTGTATAAAGGTAGTGAGCGCTTTTCTTTGAGGCAGGCTTTAAGCCGTTGCGTTGTACATCGGCCACCACCTCAAAGGATACTGTTTCTTTTTCGTAGCTATTGGCACGATTGATAAATTCAACTGTAGCCTCGTTATAAGCCTCGCTTGTATCCTTACGCTTGTAAAGGATAAGCTGGCCGTCTGTGCCAGCGATAAAATCATCTGCCGTGAGGTTATACTGAATTTGGTTGGCAGGCGTCCATGTACCTATTGGCTTATCTGCTAAAGGTACGATTTTAAGCCTGTCAGTACTCCAAAATACAAGGCTGTTAGTGATCTCGGCTATATCGTTAATAATCTGCTGGGCTTTAGCGCTTTTCTGCTCTGGCGGTGTACTGATTAATATATCAGCCGCCTTACAGTAAGCTCTAAAGTTTTCAATACCCTCAATTTGTACATCTGCACCAACTGATTGCAGCACATGCTCGATATAGTCGGCTGGGTTTACGTCTATGCCGTCGCCTGTATCTCGTAGCTTGCCAAATACCTCAAAATTATATTGCGGTAAGCTGCCACGCTCGCCCAAATCAACCACACCAGCCATATAAGCCAAACCACTATAAGGCAAGGCTTTTTCTGGATGTTTAGACAGCATATAAGGCCATGGGGCTTGGGCTACATCGCCATTGAATAAGGTGAGCTCGATTTTTTCGTTCGGATAATCGTATATCTCTTTATCACGCCATACCTTACCAATACCAGCAATAGGGCCCTCACATAGAGCAATAGCAGCAGCTACAGAATAGGTATAAGTAATATTTGTGTGTTTTGCACCGCCACCTTTACCAGTCCTAGTAGTGCTTTTATGCTCGTGAGCTGTGAAATCATCATAATCTATGATGTTACCACTTACTCGAGTAGTGCCTAATATCTCTGGTACCACCTCGCCATATGAGGCCGTATTGATTTGAAAATCTGCGATCATATCGGCTCGGCTAGTTGTACTTTTGCCTTTAAATAAAAAGCCCATTATTCACGCTCCTCTCTATATCTGTATACAGCCCTCAAACGTGAGCGGCCTTTCTTATCGTAAAACATTACATCATCGAGCCTCGATATAATCACGCCATAATCAACAAAAGCATGAATTACAAGCCCTTTACCAATATATATAGCGCCGTGCGAGATACATCGGCCATATTGATATAGTAAAAAGTCGCCAATTTCAAGCGGAGAGCCCTCTTTCACCTCGTCGGCTACTTGTTGCACGTATTTGAGATATTTCTCCTCTGAATGGTGTAAATGCCACTCATTTGAGTAGTTTTCTATCTGTAGTCTATCGGCTTTCATGAGGCCGCTATCCACCACCGCAGCCACTAACAAATAAGAGCAATCGACGCCAGCACCTTTTACCATTGAATTATTGGCGTATGGTGTGCCTAGCCATGCAGTAGCAGCTTTTGCTATCTTCTCGCCAGTTGTTAATGTATTCATCGTATGCTCTCCTTTAGTGGTACGTAAGGCGTCGCCCTGTTTCTATTCCAGTTATTGAATTTATTTTTACATTCTGTAGGCGTCTTATTACAGCCTGCATATATATAGAATTGGTCGCCGACTCTTGGGCTTACCTCGAGAGCGCTCATATACAATATTACACCGTCATTGCTTTGTAATATTTGTGTAGATTGCCCTGCTAATGGGCCAGTGATCCAATCAATGCCGCCTGCCGTGTAATAGCCGTTTTCAAATTGCAAGTCAATTCTTATGGAATTAGGGCCAGAGCCTAAAGCTGTAACCTTGCCGCTCTTTCTAAATTTAGATATATCAACGCCACACTCTTTTGAATACACACTAAAAGGGCACTGTGGATAATACCGCCTATTTGGATATTCAATATTGAGCTTTTGCACGATTGATTTAACATTGAGCTTTAAGGTAAGGCCACCGCCTTGACTAACCTCGCATAAGCCAGTAAATAACCCTACAACGCCGATAATGGTATAGTTATCATCAAAAAATGCTCGTTTAAGCGTCATTTGAGCGCCGTCAAAGCCACCATTATGAGCTACAGCCATAATAGGAACGCCGCCAATTTTATCCTGCTCATTTGTGGATATGCTAACGCTCATTTTATCAACGCTAACAGTGCTATTAGTGGCTATCTTATCCCTTACGATAATAGGGCCGTCTGACTTATAGATTTGGCCGTTATATGATACGTCGGCGTCTGAGTCAGCCCAGTAATACGTTACGCCACTGCGCAAGCGCAACTCGTAAAGGTCGCAGCTCATGAAATATTTATCATTGTTGAGGTGCTGCCGTAGTACCTCGTTTACATCTTTCATAAATGCGCCCCCTATCGAGTTGATACTAACTTGAATGATTTTGATTTATATACATTTGTAAAGATATACTCGGCTGTCATATCACCGCTGAACCTTACCAGCCAATAATAGGTATAATCGGCTGTAATTACCGCATTCGGTGCAACTGTCTGGCCTGCTGCCAGCTTAATTACGCCTTTATCGCTAACAGCTCGAATAGGTGAGCCATTAGCGTATAATTTAAGGTTTTCAACGTGATATACAGGCTCGAGGAAATCGCCGAACTTTCTCACGGCTTGCCATGAGCCCATTGAACCAGTGCCGAGTTGTATGCCTTTTTCGGTATTGTCCTCTGGATCTAACCACAAAAACGGAACTGTACCGCCTTTAGTCTTAGAATAAAAGCCCATAAGTTCTTTATATTGTGCAGGTGTTAGCACCTCAAACTCTGTAGAAATAGTATATTGAGGATATTTCCAGTTTGTCATGGTGCGAACCTTACCAGAGCCAGAGGTCTTTGTCTTGGTGTCCCATTTTTGGGCCTTTTGTGATTTCCAAGCCAAAGAGATTATAGTAGGAAATTTCATTAATTCCGCCATATTACCATGTCCCCTCTGTTCCGATAAATTCTCTATCTTGATTTACTAAAAACTGCCGCAAAGCCCTGCCGCCTCGTGTTTCGAGGAACGAGCCAAAGCTCTCGGCGTCTATAGCGCTTACGTTGAGCGTAATGCCACCGCCTGCGCCCATACCGCCATTAGAGCGATTAATACCCTCGCCTAATCGGTCGAATACTGTATCAGATAAAGGCAATACAGCCTCTTGATACTTACCCTCGCCGATTTGGGCTATTGTGGTGCCATATGCAAGGCCACCCTCTGCGAGTGCTGGCATACTCTTAGCACTAAACGCAGCGCCAAAGCTGCCGCCAAAGTTGCCGACTGCACCGAGTGCCGTTGCTTGTGCCACGCCTGCCGCTGTGCTACTGCTCCATGCAGCTAAACCAGCCGCCGCACTAGCGCCGAATGTCGCCATAGATACTTGTTGAGCGAGTGAGCTCCATGCAGGTAATTGGGCTTGTGCTGCTGCCACGCTTGTCGCCGTTTGTTGCGATTGTAGCATTTTACCGAGTACGGCTTGCTTGATTTGAGCCGCTACCCATTGAGCCACGCTATCGGCTATTGTTTTAAGAATAGCTTTACCCATGTTTTGGAATGCTTGCGTTATGCTCATTGTGCCTTGCAATAGTCCAGATATGCCCTCTTGCAATTTATCAATGCCAGCGCTTGCCGTTTCCCAAAGTACTTGTTGGCCGTTCCAGTGGCTATCCATTACAGCTTGCTGATATTCATTGAGTAGCTCTTTTCTGAGTTCATAGCTCTGTTGAGTAGCTACATATTCAGCGTCAAGAGCTGACTGTAACGCCTCAAAGTTCTGTGTGCGCATAGCCTCGTCAATGTTCCATTTTTCCTCGGCCATTGTGCGCTGTAACTCTAGGTACTTATCGTTATAATCTCGATGAACAGCAAGCAATTCCTCAGTCTTTTGCTTTTCAAAGCTAACCCTGCCGTCCTCTGTCATTTCAAACAGAATGCCTCGCTCTTTCAGTGTGTCAATAAAATGCTGTTGCTGCATTTTATCCATTTGTACAAAGTCATCGCTGTACTTGTCCCATTTGTCGCCGATAGCGTCTATTGCGTCGGTGTATTCTTTAGTGAATTGCACCATAGGCGAGGCTTGGCCTGTGCTATCCTTAACCGCTAGGCTAAGCTCGAGGTCTTTCCGCATATCACGGATATTATTCTCGATTTCTCGCATTTTCGCCATTTCTTCCTGTTTGGCTTTAATGCGTTTTTCAGCATACACGGCGTTTAATAGTTCAAGGTCTTGTTGATAGTTAGCATTGGCTGCTTTTGATTTCTCGAGCTCATCAAGTTCTTTCTTATACTCTAACTCGAGCAATTCTTGCTTATTGCCGAGCATTTCAAGGTACGATTGCAAGATTTTCTCATGCACTTGTTTAGCCTCTTTTTCGAGGTCTTTGCCTTTGCTGCCCTTGCCGCCACCTTTTCCGCTTTTACCTTTACCGCTACCACCGCCGCCAGTGTCGCCACCGCCACCACCGCCTACGTCGAGATCACCGCCACCAGATAAGCCACTCACAATTTGAGAGGCCATATCGCCAGCAGTATTTACAATGTCCTGCGCTGTATCTGCGCTGATAGTATCAACTTGCGCTATAGCGGTAAACGTACCGCCAAAGAATTTGGCCACTTTATCGCCTACGCTGTTGAGTTTAGCGATGAGCCAGTTCAATGCGTCAATAATCTTATTCACGCCCCAAACAGCCGTATGTACGATAGTAGAAAATACCGAGCTTAATGTCGCCCCAAAGCCATTAGAGGCTGCCGCTGCTGTAGCGAATACTGTAACCAGCGTTACAAGTATAGAAATTAATAAGCCTACTGGGTTGGCTTTCATAACCGCATTTAATATACGTTGAGCAACTGCTGCCGCTAGTGCACCACTACGCACAGCAATATATGCACCTCTAAGCCCTACCATTAAGGCCGTAAGTACTGCCGATACTGTCGCCGTGCCTGCCATAGCAGCCCTAATCACTACCATAGCCGCAGCATGAATTTTAGTAGCCGCTGCCGAGGCTAACTCTGCCACTCGATACGCTACCACCTTAACAGTCAAGGCCGCAGTCTGTGCGCTACATAAAGCAAGAGCTGCCCTATATGACGCAAAGGCTACCACTACCGCCAACACAGCCGCCGAAATCTTCGGCATAGTTGTTATAAACAAAGAGCCAAAGCTGCGAACTGTCTGCAAGATAGTGGATATTGCTATACGTAAGCCTGCAAAAGCTGCACTAATTAAACCTATAGAGCCTTGTGCTGCAGCTGCTAGGGCTCTAATAGCTACGCCTACGCCCTCAATGAACGCTTGGAACTCGCCGCTTTGTGGCAACGTAGAAAGCTGTTCAAGTACAGGCTGAAAGGCTTGTATTAATTGATTTTGTACAGATTGCCCTACCTCTGCGAATGTCATAGGAATTTCGCCAAATCGTGCGTCTGTTTCCTCTGCTGCGTTAAATAAGGCGCTCTTAATAATATCGGCAGTAATAAGCCCTTGCGAGCTCATTTCTTTTAACTGCCCTACGCTCATGCCCATTTCTTTAGCGATTGATTGAGCCAATAACGGCGCATTTTCCATTATTGAGCGGAACTCATCGCCCTGCAATTTACCGCTCGCCATAGCTTGCGTTAATTGGTACATCGCAGCGCTCGCCTCTTGAATGCCTGCGCCAGATATTTTAAATTGCTTATTTAATTGCTCAACAAAATATATAGCCTCATCATTCGAGCTGAATGCGTCTTTTGCCAGCATATTGAGCTTTGCCACGCTGTCGGCCATGTCTATATAGCTACCTCTCGAGCGATTGGCTGCGCTATATATTTTATCCATGATCTCGGCTGTAGTTTGTGAGCCGTCATTAATCAAGTTGATACGAGAGCGTATGCTTGTTAATTGGTCGGCTGTCTGTGCAGCTGCTACAGCTACGTCCTTTACAGCATTCGCAGCTAGGCCTATGCCTGTTACAGCGCCTGCGAACTGTAGCCCTTTATTCATTTGAGCCACAATAGATTTGATTTCAGCCCTAATACTAGCCGCCTCTTTGGCTACCTTATTACTGGCCTCTTGTACCCCTTTCGGTAGTTCAGAGCTCAATGTATTGGCAACTTTATTTATCGCCGCTGTAGCTTGCGAGCTATCGGCGCTTATTTTTACGTTAATATTGCTATCTGCCATTTATCTATATCTCACCCCCTGCCTCTCTAAATTCTCGGATAAAATCAGCCTCGGCTCGCCGTTTGTCGGCTGCTGTCGGCGGATATAGAATATCTATAAATTTCTTCGGTTCGATTGCCTCTGCGAGTTGCGTGTTCATAATATTGGCCACCCAGAAAGCTCGGTTTGTATCCTGCAGCTTTTGCCTGCGTTCATACCCTCTGACTAGCTTTCTATACTCCATAGGCTGCAATCGCATAAATTCCCATGGTTTGAGCTCCAATACACTATAGGCAATCTCCTCGGCGTTTCTTACCCATAAAGAAAAAGAGGGGGCAACTTGGCCCCCCTCTAGTTTTTTGCTTGTTCGGCCTCGTTTTCGATAGCTACCTTATCATCTGGCGTGAGCTCGTTTGGGTACATTTGATAGTACATTTTAGAACCCAAAGCACCACTTGCAATGATCGCTTGCATAAGTGGCGCTTGTAATGATAATAGGCTCATGTCTTTGGTTTCATCAGCAAGCAATTCGTCAAACAATTCATAATATTGTTGAGGTGTGCGTTTATGCTGTTTCATGCCGATAGCATAGCCTGTGATAATGCTATTAATAGGCCAAATACTCATTTGTAAGAGCTCCCCAATAGGTTGCCCTACAGCTGCCTCAAACTCCATGAGGCGCTGCATATTGAACATTAAATATTCGCCATTCTTAAAAAAATCACAATTTACTTTTTTCATAATTCAAAAACCCCCTATTTTAGCGCTAATTTAGGAATAGTATAGGTATATAAGGCTACCTATTAGCCACCAATGCCAGCTGGTGCTGGTTGCAATTCAGATAATGGGCCTACGCCGTTCAAAGAGCCTTTATAAGTCGCTACGCCGTCATGCGGTGTTTGGATAGAAAGCTCTGTTACAGAGGCGATACCAGTAAAGAATGTTTTATCTGGGTACTCGAATTTAATGTGTACATTGTCGCCGTTCAAGAATGCTTTTTCTAAGAGTTTCAAGCTCTCCTCTTTAGGCATAAGCAATGTTTCAATCGCAAAGCTCCACTCTTTAAGGCCTGCAATCGTAGATTTCCAACCGCCAGAGCCTTTATGGCTTGCGTCGATAGAGTCAGCCTTACGAGATAAGTCGCCAGAGCGTTGGCCACCTAACAACAGCCATTTAGCGCCTGTTGTTTCGTTTGTGCCTGTGTTCAAATATAATAGGTAGTTCTTGCCTGCTGTAGGCATATCTACGGCCGCCGGTTTATATAATGCTGTTTCTGCCATTAATAAATACCTCCCTTAGTATTTAAATTTTCTTTTAAGTCATACAGCTTGGCCTCAAATCGGTATTGAGTACCAATAAAAGGCCTCATACTGTCATGATCATCAGTTTTATTTGTGCAGCGAATATCGATAATCTGATAGCCGCTTTCTTGTAATACGCAAAATTCCTCATTAAGTGCGCCGCAAGCCTCACGAAAAGCAATAATTACTTTCTCGACTTGGCTCTCTAAAGCAGCAATCTGCTCATAAGCTACATTGAACTCATGACTATCTGATTTAGTCCAGCACTCGACATAAAACTCTTGTTTGAGCATGTTATGCACGTTTTCATCGGCAGGAGTTGCCTCTCCTCGTCCTAGCATTACCATTCCGAGAGAGTCTACTCCAGCCGTTTGAGGCGCTAAAAAACCCAGCTTAATTTGTCCATTAAACTCGGCTTTCTCTAATGCGTATTTAATTTTATTCAATAACTCGAGCCACATATTAGCCACCTCGATATAAAGGTATATTTCTATACCCTGCATACTTAGTAGGCTGCCCTGTGAGCTGTTCCGCTGTGATTTGAGCCTCTAATACCGCTATTCTATCGTTGATATACTTTAGTTTCTTAGAGTAATAATCATCATCGGAACCATTACGGCTATATTGGCCAATCAGAGAGGCAGCTTTATTCATGCAGGTTTCTCGGTAACAGTAGAGTGTTACGAGTTCATCTGCAACAAAAGAGCGGATGACATCGCCCTCTTGCACGCCTAACTTTTTAGCCAATACATACAGCCAGCTTTCTGCTTTCTTTAAGGTGTGTTCTAGCACGTTGGGGCCTAGTAGCTCATCATCGAATACCATTTCTTGAAATTCGTATAACATATATGTAACCCCTTACAGTTTAATGTGCAGCTCTGTACGCTTGACGCCTAGCTCTACATTTCGAGCAATCTCGCCGAGCGATACATTGACAGCTTTTGAGAATATATCATGAACAGCCTCACGGCTATTATCGAGAGCCTCATATAAAAATTGGTCTGGCTTAGTGCCTCTATGAAATACACGTTTAGCGAATACAAAGCCGTTACCACCACTAGGCACCCAGCGCAACGCCTGTTTTTCCTTTGGAAAAATATAATGCGCTCGTGTTCCCTCATGCACGAATGGGCCGTAAGGCGCTACATCATTGTCGATATATACCTCTGCTGTCTTATCGCCAATCATGCGCACATCTATAGCCCTTTCGAGTTGGCCGCTCTTAGAGGTGAAGCGGTGAGTGCGTTGTGCCTCCTCTTGCACCTCTCGAGCGCTGGCTCTGATTGCTTGCCTTAGCCGCTTTTCAAATACCTCTCTAGCGTTCATGGTTATTCTTCGGCTGCTTTAGTCGCCTTTTTCTTAGGTTTTGCAGCCGCCTCGCTGTCATTGTCGGATGTAGGCTCTAATACAAAGCCCTCATCAAGCCATAGCTCGAGAGTATACTCATCATCTGTATATCGAACCTCATTCAGTCGGATAAGTCTATATTTTCCCATGCTTTACCCCCTAATTATGCGCCAAAGTTAGCCCATACAGTAGCTAGGCGGTTTTTTGGCACCCATACATCATGGAATTTACGGTAATCAATACCCCAAGCATTCGCTTGTTGGTTAATTGTTGGATCAAAGATACGCATTGTATCAGTTTTAGATACAGCAATAGCAGCACGTTTAGACATGATAATCCAGTTAATAGCTTTTGCTGCTGTATCAGCTTTAAAGCCGCCTTTTTCTTGGCCTGCGGTTTTGCCGTCATTGAATGTGTATTGAGATTTCATGCGAGCACTAGGTACAGCGATAATAGGAATACCATTATAAGTACGTACACGAGTATTGTATGCGCCGTGTTCAAAGTTACCTACATCAAGCAAGCCTTTAGCGCCTGCAGCACTATTCAAGATAGATTGAACACGAGTGCTCATTACGATTACTAAGTCGCCTGTTTCACCTACTAAGTCCTCGATTTCTACGATTTCTTTGTTAAGCTGTGCGATAATGTTCTCTTCGCTTGGTGTAAAAGCGTCTGTTTTACGGTTGCCTTGTTTAGCAAGAGCAGCAATTTTAGAGTAGCGGTAAGCGTCTACCTCTGGAATTACTTGCTCTAATTGGAATGTAGACATAACATTTGTGCCTGTTGCCAAGAAATTGCTTTCATCAACTTCCATAGCGTCAAGAGAGAATTTACGGCCACGGTCTTGAGTGAGTTTGAAATCTTCGTAAGTCAAAGATACAGCACCACGATTATAGCCGTTATCACGATCATAATTAGCCAAGCCGTCAACGGAAAGAGTAGGAATTTTAACAGTATCGCCGCCGTTATATTTAACCTCGCCAGCGTTTACCTCCATAAAGCCAGATGTAGCAGCAACTTGCATTTGTTGGTCTAGTACTGTTTGGAAATTTTGAGCCATAGTTAAAATGTTAATTGCCATTGATTATTACCTCATTTCTAATCAAATAATTAAGCCTCGCTAGGTGGTTTAATACCTGCGATTTTGTACATTTCAGCTAATTGACTATTGCCATCATTCGCATTACCTGCACCTGCACCGCTGCCGCCATTTTGCGTAGTTTTAACCGCATAAGGCTTGTCAGCTAAGAATGCTGTAGCGCATTCCTCGATAGTGCCGATTGTGCCGTCCTCTTTAGTCCAGCCATAGGTGCCGTCTTGCTGTACTGTAATCTGTCCAGCTATGAGCTTGCTGAATGTTTCGGCGTCTGTACAATTAGCTTTTGTTAGCGCTGCGATTGTTTGAGCGCTGATTTCGGAATTGGTACGCTTTTCAATCTCTGCTTGGCGAGCTGCCTCTGCTTGCTCGTACTTATCTGTAAGGCCTTTAATTTGTTTCTCTAAAGCCATGATTTCTGGGCTTTTTTCGCCTTTGTGAGCCTCGTATTCGTCAACCTTACCTTTTAACTCATCACGTGCTGTAGTTAAATCAGTAATCTGTTTCTCGAATTTGAGTCTGTCAGCTTTCGCTCCCTCGTTAATACGAGAAATTTCGCTTTTAAAGCCCTCGATAAGTTCCTTACCACCCTCGAGATTTTCAAGTTTTGTGTACAATTCTGCTAAAGTCATGAGTCTTTCTCCTTTTCGTCATGAATTTCGCTATCTTTCGGCTCCCCTAATCAATAGCAATATAAAAAGGCCCATGCATTCACTTGCATAGGCCTGTAGGTCTAAATTATGTATTTTTCTTTGGTTCTCTAGGCTCGAATGTTTCACCATTCCAGCCCCTTGCGTAGTCTTTCCAGTTAGCTTTACCGCTTTTAACCTCTTTACTGCCGCTTATGCCGAGCAATTTTTCTCTATGATCACGAGAAATTGACTCTATATATTGCTTACCGCCCTCGTCTGTATTGTCTTTCGCTTTGGTTATATCAACCTCAAAATCAAATACAGGCGATACTCTACACATACAATGCGGATGAGCTGGCAGCGTTGGAAATTTATCTTTTGGATAAACGCCCTTACCTAAGCCATATAAATCGGCATTAGCGTAAAAGTCGCATATATCATACCGAGGATGCCTACTTGATACCACCCATTTGAGAGCGACTACATCCTCATCGTCTTTATAACGTAGCATTTGGCCGTCGGCGTATGCTCGAGCTGTTTCCGTCCGAGCTATTCGTTCGGCGTTGTATCGTGCCTTTTCTTGCACCGCCACAGTAACAGCCCTCGAAAGGTCTATAGCGTTGCCCTCATCTACTGCTTGAATGAGTTCAGAATAGGCAGCTCGTAGGCTCGGCGTTGTATTCTGCCTTACTTGCCGCTCTGTGCGTCTAATTACACGCTTAAAGTGAGCAAGCTCCTCATCGTTGAGTGATTGAGGCGGCTTTAACATTCTAAGCCGTTCTATATGTTTGGGCAATTTATCAGTAGCGATAATGCCACCCTTGCCATAACCCTCGAATATAGAGCGAGCTATCTCACGAGTACTTTTACCACGTTTTAGAGATTGCTTTATAACCTCTGCGGCCTCTCGTTGCACTTTATGAGCGTTACGATGTAATCGCTTAGATAGCTTTAAGCCGTCGCTAGCCCAAGCTGCTTGCATAGCCTCGCTGATTGATTGAGTTGTGTAATTAAAAGGCCTATGCCCTGCCACCGAGAGCGGTGTAAGTACACTATGATAGGCCTTGTTGAAATTTTCCACCATATCGGCCGTAAGAGGGGCCTCTAGCATTTCCATAATAGGATAAGACTTATAAGCGATTTTAACGGCCTTATCGGCTGAATATCCAAGCGCTACTAATTCACGCACCATGCTCTCGAATTTCTCGAGAATATCATCAAGCGTTTGGCTCGTCTGTTTCATCGTCTACGCCCTCATCGCTATAGGCTTTGTTTTGAGCTACCTCATCGGCTGCCGCTTGTGCCTCTTTAACGATCATATCTTTAGTATCGATTTCAAGGTTAGGCATATAAGCGTCAATTACTTTCTTTAAGATTTCATTGTCGAAAGTATCAGATTTAAAATCGAGGTCTTTCGCTTGCTGTGCCTGTGTAAGGCTTTCTGTTACATCATTCACTTTGAAATCACGAGGATAATCGCAGCTGTACTCGATATTATCGCCGCTCCATAGTCGATAGAGCTCGATAATATCATACTCTGCATTCTCACAGCGTACTGCAAAGGCTGCGAGATTTTGATTAGTACGCTCAAAATCCCATTGTTTAGCCACGCCACTCTTGGCTTGCTGTACGCCGATAACGCTATCAATACCGCTCATGCGATACATTTCATTGATGAGCTTATCGATTTGAGCCATAAGTACCTCGGCTGGGCCTTTATCTGGTGCAATAAAGCTCGGTGCCTTACCTGCCTCTGCTGGATATGCGAGCAAGTTATCAGTACCGATAGTTACATCTTGCAAGCCGTTATTATCGACTGGCATAGTTAAGATAGAGAATGTTTGATTATAAAGAATTTGAGATAGCAAAGAGCATAGGTTATATACATGGGCGTTAGTCTTGGCGATACTTAAATACTCTGGCGGTGGTAGAATATCACGCTTGCGTGCTGCTCTACCGAACCATTGAACAATAGGAATGCGGCCGATATTATGCTCACCTTTGCCGATTACTTTATTGTCTTTGTCTGTGATAGCCCATTCTGTAGGCGTCCATGTGTGATAGTGTGTTTTGATTGAGCTGTCGGCGTTCTTTAAATAGCTTGCATACGTAAATAATTTGAGCTTGCCGTTATCATCGAACTCATAATTCACTACGTTTTTAGGCTCGACTGCTGTCAAGTAAGGCATAGAACGATTGGCCAATGTATCAGCCAACGAATTGCCGAACTCGCTCACGTTATCCACTACGATATACATAACGCCATAGAGCTTGGCTGCAATAGCATTTTGTTCTATGAACTCCTGCAGCGTAGTGCCTTGTCTATCTACATCGTTAATGAACTCATCGAATAATACAGAGTTACCATATTCTCGCTTGATTTCATCTTTAAAGATTGGATCTACAGAGGCATTTAAGATAGGCCCTGTATAGTTTAAGTAATACGCTATTTTGCGTCTGAAATCGATTGACTGCGTACTTTCTCGAGCGTGCGCTGTAACTGCTGCGCCACTTGCGAACATACCACTCCCATAGTATGCGTCGTGTAGCAGCTCATACTCCTCTAATCGAGGGTTATTATAAGTTGTTGCCATGTTACCCCTTTTCTAGTTGATATTAATTCTACCGCTGCGAACCTGCGGCGCATTGATTTTCTCGGCTATGCCTGTTAAAGCGTCTGGTGCGTCATCGTGTGCATTCTTGCCCTCTCGCTGGTACTTTGTTACATCGGCAGCGAATTGAGGCCACCTATCACGCCAATTCTTAGGCATATATACATGGTTCATAACCCATGTTGCATTAGACTGAATGCGTGCTATCTTATTGCCGCTTTGATGAAATGCGTTAATCGTGCATTTATTCGAGTTATATTTCTGTTTGAGTATATTCTGCACGTTACGGCTAAACCCTCGGCCGCCGTTGTTGCTTTCTATATCAGCCACATTTACGCCGTTTCTATGCAGCATATCGGCTACCGCTGGCTCTGTGGTTTCCATAGCGTCTTTGGTGTATACCACATCAAGCACATAGGCCTCATTGTCATATACGCCGTATACGATACTAGCCAAGTAGTCGCTACCAGTATCGGCGGTATCTGTGTAATTCTTGATACATGAAAATAACACGTTGCCTTTATCATCTATTGGCAACGTGTCATATGTAAGTATTTGACTGTAAAGGCAGCCCTTTAAGTCAATCGGTATCTGTTGATAGTTGGCGCTGGCAATATCCTCGCCCATAGCTCGCACTTTAGATAGATACGAGGCTTTAGAAAGCACCTCATCACAAAGCATAGAGCCGTCATCTTGCAAGGCTTTCATGGTGATTACTTTCGCCTTGAATAGAGTATCATCCTTGAAATGCTCTATTGCTCTGCCTGCTAAATCATCACTTGCCCAGCGAGTCATGATAATAATAATCTTGCCGCCCTCCTCGAGCCGTGAAAGCATGGTATTTGTAAACCATTCCCAATGCTTTTCTTTCACGCTGGCATTGTAGGCTTCCTCGCTGTTCTTTATAATATCGTCAATGATCATGAGCGAACAGCCAAAGCCTGTAGCTGTACCAGTTGGCGAGGTTGCAAGGTATGAGTTAGTATATCCCTCTAAGCTCCATAAATGAGCCTGTGCGTCGCCTACAGCAACGCTCACAGTAGGGAATACATCGCTAAATACAGTTATATCCTCATCGGCTTTATTCTCTTGTATAGCATTTCTAACTGATTTACTAAACATTTTAGAGAGCGTTTCATTATATGAGCCAGTCATTACCTTAGCCGCTGGGTTATTACCAAACAACCATTGTACAAACAGCTGCGCAGTACGGCTCTTACCATGCCGAGGCTATGGGGGCAGGTTCATAATGAGCACGTTATAATTATCATCCTTGATAAAGCTCTCTAATTCGTCGCATAAGTCAACTAAGTATTTACGGCTTTTCTTATAAAAGTCGCCTGCCTTTTGATTGCAGTAATAGAAAAACTCACGCCGAGCGAGTTCCCTTTTAGCCAGTTGTATGATTTTCTCTTTATTATCTCGAACCTGCACACCCTCACCCCCTTTTCATAGCTGTATACAGATTGAGCTTATTCCTCATCAATGAGCTTTTTAATATCAGCCGTATCTATGCCCTCGAATGGGTTTTTCACCTCGACGGCTGCGTCGATATTCTTAGTATCTCGCCATTTAGCTGGCTGTCTGTTTTTAAGCCAGAATATTAATGATGTAGAGTTAGGCGCCACGTCTTTAGTAGTGCGTTTAACCTCTACTATCTCGCTTTCGCCTGTTTCTGGGTTATAGATACGCTCTTTTACTACCTCGTCGAACTTATAGCCCATAGCACTTTTAAGCAGCGCATTTTCTACTAATATGTCGATTACCTCTTTACCTCTTTTTAATGCGTTGGAAAAGTCGGTATACTTAGCTTTCCATGCGTATAGAGTGGTTCTGTTAATGCCGATATTATGCGCTATCTGCTCATCTGTGAGGCCGTCTCGTGCCCAGCCCTCGAGCTTTATTAAATTGTCTGGCTCTAGCCACGTTTCATATTTAGGCGTACGGCCTAGCCTTTTCTTTTTCTTTGGCTCTGTCTTTTTAGTTTTTGCTGCCACGATCTCACCTCTTTTTATGCGTAAATACAAAAACACCTCGAACAGAGTACCCTAATCTCTGCCGAGGTGTTCTTGCGTTGTCAGTATGTCTATAAGAAAGGAGGATAAAATGAAACGTAAACTTAATAGTTCAAGCACCTTTTACCACTATCATAATACCACACTCTAATAGTGCTGAATATGACAGCTTTTTGACATTTTATAGAGCATAAGCCCCAAATAAATATATGCTTAAATCATCTATCCCTTTATCGAGCCACCTATAGACATTTCGCTCTACTGTATTATGCTTTTCTGCTATTTCTGCAATTGTTAAATCGTTGATATATCTATCAATCACGCACTCACAATAATGCTTGCCGTTGTTAATGCAGTTAGTGCGGTATACATCGAGCATTTTGTCTATATGCTCAATAATAAGCTCGGTACGCCGTTTACTTGCGAGAATAGTCTCAATCTGCAGCAGTCCCCTGCGATTAAAAACCTCATACAATACTGTTTGTAAGTCGCTAGGTGTGAGCGCATCCTCTGCCTTTGCAATAGCACTCTGACAATGTGCTTTCATAGCTGTGTAGCCCTCGAGTAGCGTTGTAGTGTTCTTATAGGCCCTTTCGTTTTTCTTGGCGAGCATATCCTCGTTACGCCGATTAAATTCGGTTAAGGCCGTTTGTGCTGCTGTTTCTGCTGCAATTTTTACAATAGCCTCTACCTCTGACTCGGTAAAAGTACGCCCCTTACATTCCATTCAATCACCCCCAGATATAATGCACGCCAGCAGCTAACAATAAAAGCATGCCTAATGTAATTAGAATGCTAAATACGATAGAGCTTATGAATATAACCCATGTTATGTAGTTGAGGCGTTTCTCGTGATCATTGTTATATTGATTTTCCAAGTTTTAACGCCTTTCCATTTACTACCTTGTAAATAATTTCATCCTCAAAATATACGCCGTTCGGTATGCGTTTATTTCTTATAAGCCATTGACGAATTAGTTTATCGAGCGCTGCGTCGAGTTCCTCTATTTCCTCTGCTCGCACATCGTCAAGCGTTCCATAGTCAAAAATTTCATCCCTTAGCTGCTCATCTACCTCATCGATTAAATAATCAGCCATTCCAGCAGTATGAGGCCACCATTGAGAGCAAGGCACTAGATAAAAAATATCCTTGCCACATCTTAGAGCCTCTTTTATGCCTGCTGCTTTTGCCTCTTTTAAGCTGTGTATTTCATCCTCTCGAGTCCATATATAATGGCCGCTCTCGAGAGTAACGATATAAGTATTAGTTTTCATTGTCGCCACCTGCTAGCCTTACATCACTAGGTTTAACATCTGCAATCATTCCTGTCTTTGCACTCCAGCTCGTTGCGCCGCCATTAAAATACACAACTCTATTATTTTTATATTCAGCAAAATACCGCTTATGTACGCCGTATGCAGTATTTACGATAATCGGCGTATCTACTGGAATTTTGCTCCAATCAATAATACCGAGATACTTACCAATATCGAGATAATTCGGCTCATTAAAATCTGGTATCAAATCACTTAATACGTCAATTCGCTCAAAGCTGCCCTCAATATATGTACGATTATCTTTAGTTGTTGGCTGCTGTTTTGTAGCTAAATATCCACCAAAAACGCCAGAATGAAAAATATACTTAAACCCTCTATCATATAATTTTTGTAATAGCCAGTTACGGCCCTCTTTATCGTTCATCTGAGTACTCCCTTCCGATAAATTTATCAAATCTCATTTGTATATATCCTATTAGGCTTTCTAAAACTTCCTCTGGTATATTGTTAAGAAATTCTTTTTTAAACTTAAATCTTAAATCAAAATCGCCGTCATACCAGATAATAAATATTTCATTTCCCCTCTCTACAAGGGCTGGCTTAAGTGTTCCAGCTTTCCCATTAATAGCGAGATCATCGCTGCTTTTTATTTGCATATAATCAACCTTTAACCACCTAATGTAGGGCATTCGCATTCCCATTGATAATTTGTAAACTCATGTACCTTATAAAGAATTTCATCACCGTTAGAGTTATATTCAAATTCCTCTATAAATTCCATTCCTCGCTCGTAGCACTTTCCTTTAATATCCAACTTATACTTTTTGGCTAAGTTGTCATACCCTTGATTTATAACATTCCACGCATTTTTTATTTTTATAGCAAAAATTCCGATATTATCATCATTTAAATAAATATAATCATCATAATCATTATTACACTCGACATAAGCACGTCTTAATGAGTTTAAAAATATATATTTATCTGGAATGTTTGGCATTAACTCGCCATAGCTCAACTCTGGCTCTGCGCCATTAAACTCACCTCTGATAAATTCCTCTAAATTTTCTCTCGAACCTCTAAACTTAACCCAACCTTCACACCAATTCGGCATTTATATTCCCCCTCTTTATCTCATTACTACCTTTAACCGCTTACCAATCATAAAGCTGTTATCGGTAAGTTTAATTTTACTATCCAATAATCTAAGGTCGATTACATCCATAACCTCTAGCACCTTATAACCCAAGCTATCTCTAACCTTAATAAACACTCTATAAGGCTTATTCTTAGCAATCTTTCGAGCATAATTTAAAGCTACATCGAGCTCTTTGTTAGTGATCCAATCGGCACATTTTAAAATTAAGCTCGTGCCTTTGAGATATTCATGTACCTCGAACTCATCAAAGCCATGTTTGTATAATTCCTCTGCGTTTATCACGTTGCCCTCACTTTTTCATATCAGCGATAACAAACGATACAAGCGATACTGTAAACGTACCGAGGAACGCTGCAAGTACTCTCAATACATCGCCACCAGTTACACCGAATAGTCCAACTAACCAAAGTACTAAGGCAATCGAGAGCGCAACGCTCTCAATTTTCATAATAAAAATGGATACTATAAATATGCTTTTTAAAAGTGATTTCATATATTAACCTCATTTCATTTGATACTCGAATTTAATATCTGTTTTCGGTGCGTTAATCATAACGAAAATGCTATGATGTGCAGGCGTCTTTTTATTTTCGCCTGTTTCGCTTATGAATTTAACTCGTTTAGTCGGCACATATATGCTTATGTTTGTTTGACTAAATAACTTATGCCTTTGTACCCCCCCAGTGTATCTATGGGTAAAACCAGTACACATGGCTTTCGTGTTTCTATACACCGAGCTATGATTTCGTCTTTGTTGCTATATGGTGGGTTAGATATTAGATAATCAAACTCATATTGACTTGTTAGAAAGTCAGTAATGCCATATATAGCCGACTGATCATATTCTTTAGTGATTACTTTTGTAAAATTGCTTTTCTCTGTGTCGAATGGTAGCAGCACCCTCGCACCTTTAGGCGGTGGAAATATCTCGAGCATAGTTCTTACTGTTTCGAGTGGTGTATACCATTCATCTGACTTTAAGCCTTTTATTAGAGCCTCTTTCATTTCAACCTTTCCAATTTAACACCTGCATTTAAAAGCCGTTTTCTTACCGCACAGAATGACGCTCCACACTTAGCAGCTATTGCTCGTATAGTTAAGCCCTCATTTCGTAAGCGAATTAATTCGTTTACATCAATATCAGTACGGCCAAGTCGTCTTTTATGCGGCTTTCTCAACCCTAGCTCTTGTAATGCCTCATCTGGGCTTTTACTGCCATATATACAAGCACCAAGAGCGAACCAGTTGCCAGCATATACCAGTTTCATATACCCCCCCCTATTGCCACGCTCGCACAGGCTTATTAGCTCTGCGGCGAATGCGTATATTGCTGTCTTTTACATATCCAATCACATCGCCTTTATATTCTTTAGCCTCACGATAGGCTACTAATATTTGAGTAAACTCTATGTACGGCTTGCACTTACTATGACAGCCTACATAACGATCTGTACAATTTTTGCATGGTGATTTTGACATAATACTCACCCCTTATAATTGCTCAATTCTATCTAGTAAATCGTATACCTCATCGCTTGTTAAATATCCGATCACATCATCTGTGATTGGTGTGTCATAACAAAGTTCAC